ACCTTGAATAGTCAGGATTCCAGCAGAACTGAGCGACATCTTTTCTGTCGCGGCTTCTGATGCACCTGTTTTAAAACTTAATTTTGTCGCGTTATTAGTAGCACTAAAATTACCTTCACTAACTGCTTCAATGCCAGCAGCAACTAAAATTGCATCACTTCCAGCGCCTTCGTCTGGCGCTTGAAAAAAGATGCTGCCTAGTACATCGTTTACTGCAATGTCATTGTCACCAGCCTGAAAAGTCAATGACGGTTCCTTGCCGTCACCTGTTCCAACGTGTTTTAGAAGTAATCCATCATCCGGTGCGTGGGTTAAAGTTATTTCTGAATCAGCGCCAAACGCAATTGAAGCACCGTCTGTAGTAAAATTGGTACCGACTACAGCAGCTCCGCTAGCTTTAGTATAAGAAACACATCTCCAATCCCCTGATGCGTATTCATAAAACTCTGCAATATCACCGGCGGCTGTAGTAATGTTAGCTCCGCTAGGAAGTACTAAATCAGAAGAATGAGTTAATTGTAAAGCTCCGTCAAAATGAAGTACTATTCTGGTACCTATGCCTTTAGTACCGATAGTATTAATAGTGGTAGTGCC